CCTTAACCTTAAGTTTAAACTAGAGGGGGAGTACAAGATAGGCAGGAACTGGGCAGAGTGCCACTAAAGAAAGGACTTGACAAAGGATAGAACATAATGTATAAGTATAGTATAGATGGCCAGTGCTACTTCCTAGTGAAGGGCTACTGGGTACATGAAGCACACACCGATTGGATGGAAGGATTTTACTAATGGCGACACGTGTGGTGACCCTTAAGGGTAAAGGCAAGTGGATGCGTGTGTTCGAGGCAAACAGAGATAAGGAAGGCTATAATGGGGCCTACCAAGACTTTGATGGTGCCTGTGTTATGGACCTCTACCTTACCAAAGAAGAGTATCAGAAGCTTAAGGATGCTAAGTCTGCCACTAAGCTCAAGCTTGATGAAGAGACTGGTGAACGCTTTGTAAAGCTTAAGCGTAAGTTCAAGGATCGCTATGAGTGGGCCTCTGGTGCACCTAAAGTTACCAAGCCTGACGGCACTGATTGGCTTATGGAGGTTGATGGTCCTATTGGTAACATGTCAGAGGTTGAGGTAGTGGTTAGTGTCTATGATACTTCAATGACTCCTGGCACCCGTCTTGAGAAGATTAAGGTTATCAAAGCTGAACCCCTTCCTGAGAAGAACAAGCAAGAGGAGATGCCTTTCTAATGAAATCTATTGACACTCTAGTTCAAGATATCCTAGAGGTAGTAGATACTGGAGGTGGTTGGGATAATACAATCACCTCTTATCTTTCTACTAGGCTTTCCTCTACTATTGATAACAGACTTAAGACTAAGGAAGAAGACTCCTATAAGCCTACTCTTAGGATGAGTAATATAGGTACTCCTTGTCATAGGAAGCTTTGGTATAGTATTAATCTTCCTCTTAGTAGTGAAGCTCTTAGGCCAGAAGCTAAGCTTAAGTTCCTCTATGGTGATATTCTAGAAGACCTTCTTCTTACCCTAGCAAAGGCAGCAGGGCATATTGTAGAGGGCGAACAAGATGTCCTAGAGCTTAACGGTATTAGGGGACGTAGAGATGCAGTCATTGATGGGGTAACCGTGGATGTTAAGAGTACTTCTTCTTATAGCTTTGCTAAGTTTAGGAACCACGGACTAAGAGAAGACGATCCATTTGGCTACATTCAACAGCTTAGTAGTTATGTCTATGCAGCTAAGGATGATCCTCTAGTTAAAGACAAGACTAAGGGAGCCTTCCTAGCTATTGATAAGCAGAATGGTACAGTCTGCCTAGACATGTATGACTTCACCGAAGAGTTCAAGTACAAGGAAGCCTATGTAGAAGCAGCCAAGGCTATGGTTGTCTTTACTAGTCCCCCTGCTAGACAGTTTGATGATGAACCTGAGGGTAAGAGTGGCAATAGGAAGCTTGGTATTAACTGCCAATACTGTGACTTCAAGAGGGAGTGTTGGCCTGGACTACGTACCTTTGTCTATGCTGGTGGTAAGCCTAGCTTCCTAACTAAAGTGGTGTCACTACCTAGAGTACCGGAGGTTACATGAGTTACTACAAGGGTTCTAGAAACTACGTTACTAAAATTGACATAAATGGTAGAGTCTGCACACTTTGCAAATCCTACAAAGAATGGAAACTTTTTCCTATAGCAAAGAAAACCAAGGCTGGATTTGCTTCAGTTTGTAAACAGTGCAAGAACGCAGGAAAACGTAGTCCAAGAGACTACGTTAGAGAGAAGTCTTCAGCAAGAGAAGTTCGAGCAAAACTTAAAAAGGATGATCCCTATGAGTACAAGTCTAGACTTTTACGTTCTTCGTTATTGGCTAGGTCAAAGGGACGAGAAGATTTACGAAACTCCACCCCTAGTAAACTAGAAATAAAAGAGTGGTTAAAAAGTCAAGAACTAAAGTGCTACTATACTAATGAACCTGTAACTTTACATACCCTACACATTGATCATAAAAAGCCTATCGGTAGGGGAGGCTTAAACCATTTGAGTAATCTTTGTATTACCACTCCAAAGGCTAATACAGCTAAAGGTGGTTTAACAGAAGAAGAGTTTAAGTCTTTGTTAAGTCTAGTATCAACCTGGGAAGATAAGGGCGCAAGTCTCTTCAACAGACTGCGCCAGGGATTTTACAGTTAGGAGTTAACAAAATGATCACTATCTACCGCACTATCTACGGTCCTTACATTGTCCCTACTGAAGATGATCAAGTTGTAGCAGTAATGCAGACTAGCGAGGGTGATATGGAAATCTTCTTTGATTCGTTCCAAGAGTTTTATGAGACTGATACTGAACTTCCTCATGACTATGATGACGATGAGTTTGAAGATATGCCCGAAGAGGCTCTACCCGGATGGGAGTATTATGTAGATGAGCACTAAGATTCATCTAGTAGTCCCAGATAGCCATAGTCATCCCGACTTCCATAACAAAAGGTTTGACTACCTAGGTCAACTAATTAAAGACCTTAAGCCTGATGTAGTAGTCAACATGGGAGACCACTGGGACCTAGCCTCTCTTAGTTCTTACGATAAAGGTAAGTCTTCCTTTCATGGTAGGAACTACGAGAAGGACATCAATGCAGGACTAGAAGCACAGGAGAGAATGTGGGAGCCTATTCGTAAGACCAAGAAGAAACTCCCTTACTCTGTCTTCCTAGAGGGTAATCATGAACACCGTATTCGTAGAGCCTTGGAGAGAGACCCTGAGCTAGAAGGAACCAAGTTTGGTATCAGCTTCAATGACCTAAACCTAAAGGAATACTACGATGAAGTAGTAGAATACAATGGTAACACTCCTGGAATCACTACAGTCGATGGTATCAACTACGCTCATTACCTTGTATCTGGTCTTCTTGGTAAGCCTATTGGTGGTGAGCACCACGCTCTGTCTCTCATTGCTAAGTACCACAAGTCCTGTACCGTTAGTCATTCTCATACCTTGGATTATGCAGTCCGTAACGATATACATGGGAATAAGATCATGGGGCTTGTGGCTGGAGTCTACCAAGACTACCACTCTGGATGGGCAGGGTCAGTGAACAACCTCTGGACTTCTGGTGTAGTAATCAAGAGAGGAGTAGAGGATGGTGTCTATGGCTTACAGTTTGTTACTATGAAAGAACTGGAGGCTGAGTATGGACGCTGATAAACTGGAGATGTTGGTTCAGTCTTATGGCCTAGACTTTATTCTTGAGCACTGTGACATTGAACCAGTATACGTACTGGAACTATTGATTGACCAAAGGGAGATTGAACTAGATGACATCCAAGAACTCTTCGAGTAGTAATCCTACTGAGTGGTATAACTACAAAGAAGGTTACCTAATGCCTGCCCACATTGTTGCCCCTTCTCACTTAACTACTACAACATCCCCCACTGCCCAGCAAATTACTTACGGTAACGATGGCTACCAAGTAGAATCCCTAAAGGAACGTATGGGGCTACTAGAGTCTGCTATGATTAGGTGGGAAGAACGTTACGAGAAGAAGCTAAGAGAACATGAAGAGACTATTGACTCACTACTGGAGGCACTAAAGAATGCAACTAAATGATTACCAAGAGTGGACCCGTAGCACTGCTATTTACCCTAAGGACCAAGCTCTAGTCTATCTTATCCTTGGTCTAGGCTCAGAGGTAGGTGAGCTACAGGGTAAGCTTAAGAAGTTCATCAGAGATGATACTATTGATGCTGAAGCCTTCCTACATGAAGTTGGAGATGTATACTGGTACCTCACACGTATCCTTGATGAGGTAGGACACAAAGCAGAGGATGTCCTACAGATGAACCATAATAAACTAGAAGACCGTAAGGCTCGGTCTGTCCTTAAAGGATCAGGAGATAATCGCTAATGATTGGACCAACGCTTAAGATCAGTAACGAGATTCACCAGATGAAGTATCGTTCTAAAGGTGAATCATTCAAAGATGCTATGACTAGGGTAGCAGACTCCCTTAAAGACAACGAAGAACACTTCAATGAGTTCCGTAAGATTCTCTACGACATGAGATTCCTTCCCGCTGGCCGAGTACAGGCAGCTATGGGAGCACCTAGAGAGGTTACTCCCTATAACTGCTTTGTGTCCCAGACTATCGAAGATAGTATGAATGGTATCATGGACTCAGCTTGGCAGGCTGCTGAGACTATGCGTCTAGGAGGTGGTATCGGGTATGACTTCAGCACTCTTCGTCCTCGTGGGGATCACATCCGTAGCCTTGATAGTCGCTCTAGTGGGCCTGTTAGTTTCATGGGTATCTTTGATGCACTCTGTAAGACTATCGCCTCAGCGGGCCATAGACGAGGAGCACAGATGGGAGTCCTCCGAGTAGACCATCCTGACATTGAAGAGTTCATCAAAGCAAAGAACAACTCTACTAACCTTACTCAGTTTAACGTCTCAGTAGGTGTTACTGACAAGTTCATGGAAGCAGTCAAGAACAATCAAAACTTTGATCTAGTCTTTGATGGTAGAGTTCATAAGACTGTCAAGGCTAGAGCTTTGTGGGATGATATCCTTCGTAGCACCTTCGACTGGGCGGAACCAGGTATCCTCTTTATTGACCGTATCAATAGGAAGAATAACCTATGGTACTGTGAAACTATCGCTGCGACCAACCCCTGTGGCGAACAACCCCTTCCTCCTCACGGAGCCTGTCTACTTGGTAGCTTTAACCTTACCAAGTATGTCAATGTAGGCGATGACGGTAACTTCCACTTCTCTTACGAGATGCTTAAGCATGACATTCCTCATGTAGTCAGAGCTATGGACAACATCATTGATAGGGCAGTCTACCCCCTAGAGGAGCAGAAGCTTGAGGCACAGAATAAGCGTCGTATGGGACTTGGTGTTACTGGTCTAGCTAATGCTGGTGAAGCCCTTGGGTTTGTCTACGGCTCTCAAGAGTTCCTTCTCTTTACTGAAGCAGTCATGACTATCATTAGGGATGGATGCTATCGTAGTTCTATCTCTCTTGCATTGGAGAAGGGGCCATTCCCCCTCTTTGTTGCAGATAAGTATCTGGAGTCTGAGTTTGCTAAGACACTCCCTGAGGATATTCGTAGAGACATTCATAATCATGGTATCCGTAACAGTCATCTGCTTAGTGTGGCTCCTACTGGCACCATTAGTCTTAGTGCTGATAATGTTAGCTCGGGTATCGAACCAGTTTTCTCCCACTACTACGATAGAACCATCCAGACTTTCGAAGGTCCAATCGTGGAGAGGGTTGAAGACTACGGATACAGAGTCTTTAAAGTAAAAGGCAAGACTGCTAATGAACTTAGTGTCTTTGACCATGTAAAAGTCCTTAACACTGCCTCTAGGTACGTTGATAGTGCTTGCTCCAAGACCTGTAACGTTGGTGATGATGTTTCTTGGGAAGACTTTAAGGATGTCTACATGCAAGCCTATGATGGTGGTGCCTCTGGCTGTACTACCTTCCGTAGTGCTGGTAAGCGGTATGGTATTCTTACTGCTGCTTCTGTAGAAGACGTAGCAGAAGAACCTAAGGAAGAGCCTGATACATTTATCAATGAGACTGAGGGAGCAGCTTGCTACTATGACCCCTCTACTGGACTAAGGACATGTGAATGAGTTATCCCTACAAACTGAGTAAGCTTACTAATGGTGACTACCTTATTCATCTAGGAGTTAATGACTGGCCTGTGGAGACTTGGGTTACTTTCAGAGGTAACAAAGGTGACTGGTATGTGGCCAAGTCAGGAGTAGTTGCTCAAGACTCCTGGGCTAGGACACTAGATGGTATTCTTAAACTAGAGGAGTGGAAAGAGATTGATCAAAGTAACCCTACTTAATAGCATGGGGGACGATCTTGCCGTATGTAACGCGGCAAGGGTTTCCTTCGCTAAGACTACAGACTGGCAAGAGGTTGATCTTCTAGACAATGGTATCTGGGGTGGCTATGGTAAGGATTTGAAGGAGCAAGACAAGAAGCTTATCAAATACCTTGCCAGTCATGAGCACTATTCACCCTTTGGTCACTGCTTCGGCACATTTCATGTGCAGGCTCCTATCTTCGTAGCAAGACAACTAGTCAAGCATGAATACCTTAGAATGAATGAAGTCTCTAGAAGGTATGTCACTTCTGAGCCTGAGTTCTATGATCCTCCTGAGTGGAGAGGAGCACCTAAGGACAAGAAGCAAGGTAGCTCTGGAGTAGTAGACTATAAGTCTGATCTTACTTGGCGTAGTTATTGTCTCCAAGAGTACAGAGCTAGACTGAGTAGGGGTATCGCACCTGAGCAAGCAAGGACCTGTCTACCTCTAGACATGCTAACTGAATGGTGGTGGAGTGGTAGCCTTGATGCCTTTGCTAACATGTGTAAGCTAAGATTAAAGGAAGATACTCAGTATGAGTCAAGGCTAGTAGCACAACAAATTAGTAAACAGATGAAGGAAGTATTTCCTTATTCATGGGAGGCCCTAATTGGACCAAGTAAATAAACCACAACATTACTCATTTGGCTCCATTGAAGCCATTGACTACATGAAAGACAACATGTCCAAGGAAGCCTTTAGGGGCTACTTGGAAGGGTGTTGTAAGAAATACCTCCACAGACATGCGTATAAGGGTACTCAACTAACTGACCTTAAGAAGGCAAGGTGGTACCTTGAGCGTATGATCTTGGAGTTGGAAGCAGACCCTAAGACTAAAGTAATCCCCGGAACAGTGGCCTATCAGGAGCATGGATAATGGATGGAATGAAGATTTGGTGTCTACAAGCCTCACTAGAATACCACTCTGAGATGGATGAGCCTATTGGAATGGCTAAGGTGATTGAGGCTGCTGAAGAGATGTATGAGTATCTTCATAAGGGTGGTCAGCAAACAGCAACTGTGGTAGACTTTAAACCTAAAGGAGTTAACTAATGTGGACTGGATTATTCTTGGCTTGCCTTAATGGTGGTAGTCAGTGCCTACCCTTTGTCTCTACTGTCTTCTATGAATCAGAGCAGGAGTGTATTGCTGACTTCATTAGTGGACTAGCACTGGTAGAGAATCAATTCCCTGGGTATGAGGTAGTAGACGGACCCAAGTGTATCCAATGGGAACATAATCCACCTAACGTGTGATACTAAAAGTTAAGGCCCTAGGAATTACCTAGGGCCTTTTTCTTAGAATGGATCAAATGCTACTACCACAAAGATACTTATGTTTGCTGTAGTTGGTGTCCAACCAGATGTAACTACTGAGGCACTAACAGCATTACCCGCTACAAAAGCAGGACCATTAGCGAAAGCAACTACTGAGCTAGTCCTGTTAACGTTAGTCCCATTTAGCTGTACAGAATCTGAGTTAAAGGTAGTATCTACCCCTCCAATCCTGACCTTGGCAGTAGCAGTTCCTGCTGTCCTGTTAGCATCTGAGCACATGAACATACCAACTACTCTACCATTCTTAGGCATTACAGGATCAATTACAGACCTGTTAAGAGCAGTAGAAGTATTAAAGAAAGCTTGAGTAGCAGTCTCAGAACCAGTTCCTATAACATCACTGATAAAGAAGGGACCAAGGGTAACAGTCATCATAGTAAGATTCTGGAACTCACTGACTCCTCTTACCAAGACTTGCCCTTGGGTGGCACCACTTACAGTAGCGTCAGTAAGATCATTAAGAGCAGGTGAGGGGGGAGCAGTCCATGTGCCATCAGCCCTAAGGAAGTGGCTGGTAGAGCCTCCAGAGGCAGGTGCTAGGCCCTTAAGAGTAGGAGTAAAGACATCTACTAGGTCAGTAAGATCAGCACTAGTGTAGTCTCCAAGACCACTAGAAGAAGCAAACCTCTTAAGCCTTCTTAGCTGCCTAGGAGTTAGTTCTGGTGTAGGCATTCTCTAGCTCCCATCTCTATCAAGTGTTCCCCAGTAAGAGTATAGTTACCATACCTACCCTCTTCCATATACCAGTCCCTTATTACTTCTGGGTAGTAAGAAGAGATTACTCTAGACCAATAGTCAAAGTCATACTCAGGTAAGGGTAGACCAAAGAAGCTAGGCCCATGGAAGACAAGCCTAGCCTCTGGAGTTACACATACATGCTCTGCTCCTAAGTACATTGTACAGGAAGAAGCACAGTAACCCTCTATCCTTACCAGTGTTCTATCTAGAGAGTCTATATAATCTACTCTACTAGAGACTAGGCCACCTAAGTCTAAGGTTACTACCAAGATACTAACAAAGATTTCCTTCATCAGTCATTACACTGTCGTCTTCCAACCATAGACTCCAGGCTCCCATACGTTAGCTGGAGTAGTGCTCTCCCAGTTCTTGGTCTTGTGCTTAACCTTGAAGCCAAGAGCGTATGCATCATGAGCACCAGTAGGTTGAACCCAAGAGGGGTATCCAGTCGCCACAACCTCTCTCCACCCAACAGGCGGCAACCAGACATTGTAATCGACAAGGCTCTCCCATTCCTTGCCATCGTGCAGCCGCTTGTCGCCAGTCATGGGAAGGGTGGATTGCTGCCCGTCGAAGGGTTGCCAGTCCTTGACCCACTCCTTGCCTTCCTTCTGGCAGGCCGGACACGCGCAAATCCATCCCCCATCAGATTGCCGCTGCGGGTTAATCAACTTTGCTGTATCGTAGCTCACGGCATCAGGGGCTTCGTCTTGGTCGTACTGGTGTCCACGGCCACATGGCCAAGCGTCTCCAACATTTGGCTACACAGGCCCTTGTCCACGTAGTGGAAGCCGTGGTAGTCCAGATTGAAATAGTCTTCAGTGTACTGACCATTAGACAACTTAATAGGACGAATGAAGCTCTCGAAGTCACGGCCCAAGCCGTCGCGGGTCTTAAGGCTCTTCAGCGCGATATTACCAAAGGCGTTCTTCTGCTGGGCCAGTTCCTCGGTCACCTTGAAGCGCATGAGGAAGTTGGTGGTACAGTTGTCCTTGATGCGGTCGGAGATGGACCCCACCGAGTCGTTGTCTACAATATCCTCGACCTTCTTGCCCTTGCTGATGCCATAGCGGTTGGACTGGGTAAAGGTCATGAAGCCGCCGTTAATCTCTTCGGTCACCAAGGATTTGACATCCGAGGTGTAGTAGCCGATGGACATGTACTCCTTGGTGTCCTTGACCAGCGACTCCATGCCCTTGAGATA